TTTTAAATCCTTTGCTTCAACCCAACCACGATTTTCTGTCCAAACCAAATGATCAGGGGTTAGCTTAATAAAATTTCCTGTCTCAGAATCAGTAATTTTCAATATCTTTGCATCTTTTCTTGTTATTCCAATAAACGAAATTTTATTATATTCAACTTTATTTGTTTCAAAGTTCCATGCTTTAATTTTAACATCTTCATTAGGGTTATTTTTAACATAATCAGAAAGATCAGAAATTTTAATTCTTTGAAAAGAATTCTTTATTAAAACTTCAACAATAGTATCTTTTGATACACAACAAGGATTACAGCCAAAGTCATGATTTACATTTCTCCTGCCATTCCTTTCCACAACCTTTTTGGCCGCTTCACGGGAGAAAATACCGCGTTCACCAGATTTTGATTCATAGATTGATTGCCATTCTTTCATATAAATTCCAACATCTGGTTTCTCAGTATATACAGCAGAATTATTTGAAAGTGCTCTTTGAGGATTAGCTTCCCACCATGCTCCTGCTTTAGCGTGTCTCATTCGATCATCCGATAAATTGGATAGCGATATCAAGGCGGAATTGTGAGAAATGCTGCTAAAACCACTATTTGGATTTCGTGCTTCGAAACAATTAACTTCTTCTATTTCAATATCATAGGTTTCATATTCATTTGACAGGAAGACATCTTCAATATCTATAAGAATATAATCGTCCAAATTAATATTTCTACTAAATTCTAACATTTACTTAAGCCTTTCTTCTACTATTGAAATAATTTTATCTGTGGTAAACATTAGATTATCGTCTGACCATACAACAATATAATGAAATCCGTGTTCAACCGCTAACTAGGAGGTGTTTGTTTTATTGTTTAGGCTTCAGTAAAGAAAATCTTCCTTTAGCATTAGTTTCAATATCGTTCGCCGTCACCCAAACAACCTTTTCATTATCATTATCATATGCTAACCAGTGATGATTGGGAGTAGAAACATGATGCCCATTAGGCGTCTTAATTTTTACAGTCTCTTGTCGTCCTTGTTCAAACACATTTTTAACATTGAAATTACCTTCTGGAAGAACAACCTTATCTTGTATTGTCATGTCTTTTATTTTTTTCCAACCAGATTCCGTTTTTACTTCGTAAAACCCGGGGAGGCATCGCCGCACCCCACCTACCACGACAACTTCACCAATTTTACACATGATATCATGACATTCTAGCGAATTTAACCGTCTACCTTTAGCATTTTTAAATACTCGAACGATAAACTTGAATAGGTCGTTTAAAGGTTCTGGTCCGCTAGAATTATGAGAAACAAATCCGTTAGCAATGAAATTGTGGTTTGGTCCTTCCATTTCTAAATCATACGTCATTTCTACACCAGCAGATTCAATTCTGATGATTTTATCAAACATCATATACTTACATGAATAAGCATCTCCAAAATGGATTCGTTTCATATCTTCTTTACGATGGCACGAAGGACATACACAAAGTAAATTATCTTCAGAATTATTCCATGGATTACCATCAATATGATGAATTTCTAACTGAACTTCTTGTTCTTGTGCAGCGCACAACTCGCACATCGCATGAGAATTTCTATAATCTCTCACATTCTTTCTTTGTCTAGCTGTAGTGGCTGTGCAATCATTTTTTTGCTGAGATTTATCATTACATGATTTACATCTAATAGCTCGTCTAGAAATAGATGTTTCACAATCAACACAAATTCCAGTTTTTAACTCTAATGAGCCATTAACAGCAATCAAATCGCCAATTTCAAAATCAGATAATTCATACCATTCACCTGTCTGTTTCATAAATCTATGATTAGAGGTTGATTTAATTCTATAACCGTTTTCAGTTATTAAATTAAATACTTCTCTTAAACCATTTTCATGAACAGCTATTACTTTATTTCTAAAAAACATACCTGTTTGTTCATTTAATGAACGTATTTTTACTTTGTTAAAATGATTAGGTTTGCTTTTCCAAAAAGCTTCACCATTTTGCATTTCAAATAACTCTTTAATAGTTATTTCGTTGTATCCTCTAGATTTCTTTCTATCTTTGTAAACAATAGTATCACCAGAAAGACATCTTCCACCAAACGTCTTCAATGGTGATCCGGCAGGTCTTAACTTAGATAAATCCCAAGACGGAACTTCACCAGAATATAATAATGCAATAAGCATTCTAAGTGATTTAGCCCATCCTTCTTTTGAATCTTTCACAACGATTGTTGTATCTGAATCATAAATTTTATCGGGAATTTCTGGCAACTGATTAATATACTGTCTTTCAACAGAAAAACCAACTCCGACACCGCACATTAAAATATGCATCGCTTCATCAAATGCCTTCGGATCGTCAATAGGCAGATATGAACAATTATAGATACAAGTATTATCTCTTTCAGCCGCTTTACCAGCCGTCATTAGGGCTCGCATTGACGGCATGTCTTTATGATCATATATATGATCATATAACTCTTGTCTTAACTTATCATCAATTGTCACATGGTTGTTCTTAGAAATATGATTTAAAATGAAATCCAGATAACGATTAACAGTTTCGTCCCAATTCTCCCGTCTATTCTTTTCAGGAAGGTATCTGGAATATCTTGACTTGTAAATAAATTGACGATAAAGGTCTTCTGTCATAACTTTCCTTATATTGTTTTTATTAGTTGAATCGCGTCAACAATTGAGTCTTGTGAGTTAGTTACAAGATTCGGTGATTTAACTTTATAGCGGATGATTTCATCAATACGCATTGATTCATCTAGGGTCTGATTGCGACCCCGAGGATCAAACATCTTTGCTCTTTCTATTATTACTTCAATGTTTTCAAACTCATAATAAGTAGAGTCGAAATAGTTAATTGCAAGTTCTCTATATTTATCTGAGAATAGCTTCTGTTTCGATCTATTGAAATAATAGTCGAAATATACCGATGAAAGCAACAATGGTGAATCAGTAATCACAAAATCAACTTGATCGACAAGACGCCATTGACGCCTGAACTGTTCAGCGAACACATGAGCTTGATTCTCTAATTGAGCGGATGAACCTTCCCAACTCAATTCTTTTGCAAACTCTGACACATATTCCACGGAATAGTTGTTCTGTTTCATCCATGAGAACAATCCCGTGGCGGTCGTCGATTTACCTACACCCGGCCCCCCAAAGAAATTAATTATTCTAGTTTGTGTTTGAATTATGTTCTCCTAAACGGTTTAAATAACAGAATTGCAATGGTATATAATACAAATACAGATAGAATCAAAAGACCTAAAATCAACTCAAGAAGAGCCAATATTCTTCCTTTCGTATTCATAAACCTTGAATGTTTCATGTGGGGTGTAACGAGATTTTAAATCCCATACATTCATATTTATTGAGGGAAAGAATGTATCGCAGTTATAATCATCTTGTATGACCGACATATAAATCTTGTCGGATATAGGGAGTAACTGTTTGTAAATCTCTAACCCACCAATAACCCATATTTCATCATCACGGTCCCATGTTCTATTATACATAGAAGCAGCTTGAAGTGCAGTCTCAATTGAATCATAGTAAAAGGTATATTCTTTATATTCCTTTGACGGATCGCGAGTCACAATTATATTTATACGGTCAATAAGTCTACCATGCTTTAACGTATCAGCAGTTTTTCGACCCATTAAGACAACCTGATTGATTGTCTTTTCTCGAAAGAATTTCATCTCTTCTGGCACCCGCCAAGGTAACTTACCATCCTTGGCAATACCGCCTTTCAAATCTATTGCTACTATGATGTTAATCTTCATTCTTAATTTCCGCATTAAGATAATAAGTCATATAACAATATACCGGATGATAAAATCAAATATCATCGACTCCATCGAAAGACTACCTTATCTTTAAATCTAATAAAATAATCTGAATATACCTTAATAATTACCACAATTAATAGAACTGGCCATATTAAAGCCGCCAGCATCGTATATAATAAAATTTCAATTGTAACATCTTGTTTAACCCAATAATATGTCAAGAGAAGCCCATTCAGACCTAGAACATAATACAATAAAAACCAAATCAACATTAATAAAACCTCCTAAATTGCCACATCTGCTCTAATTGTCGAATGTGATTTATAACCTTCTATCGATATATCATTATAACAAAAATCAAGCAGGTTGTCAATATCAGAATTTAATTTTAGTATAGGTAACTGGTATAGATTGTCTTTATGGGAAAGTTGTTCAATTGCCTGTGGAAAATGATTATGATAAAGATGAACATTACCAAATGTATGAATAAATTCACCTACATCAAATCCACATACCTGCGCAATCATATGGGTTAGAAGGGCATAACTAGCGATGTTAAATGGCACGCCGAGGAATAAATCTGCTGATCTTTGATATAATTGTAAAGACAACTGATTCTTGGAATTAACATTACACTGAAACATCATATGACACGGGGGAAGAGCCATATCTCCAATCTCTGAAGGATTCCACGCGGTAACAATATGTCGTCGAGAATATGGATTTTTAATCAGACCATCAATTAAATTCTGTATCTGATCTACGTGACCATTATTCCACTTTCTCCACTGGTGTCCATAAACCGGCCCAAGATCGCCGTTCGTGGTCGCCCATTCATTCCAAATATTGACGCCATTCTGCTTCAGATAGGCAATATTTGTATCACCTTTTAACATCCAAAACAATTCATGGATGATCCCTTTGACAAACATCTTTTTAGATGTTAAGAGCGGAAAACCGTCTTTTAAATTAAACCTTAGCTGACGACCAAATAATGCACGGGTTCCAACACCAGTCCTGTCTACAGAATCATAACCATCGTTTAATACTTCAGTTAAAAGTTTAAGATACTCTTGCATTCATTTCCTTATTTTGTGTGCTAGCGTAGCGGCACCTTCATAGATTCGTCACGAACTGTCAGCTCACTGGTTTACCTTCATTTGCTCAATCATAAAGTTAAACATTGTCATTTGGATTTTATGCCATGCCCCATATGTTAATGGGGGGAGATCATCTTTATAGTCTTCACTTAATTTAGACATAAAGTGAGCGAACTTATCAAAATCTGAAGGCACGTCAACCATTTTTATAGGTTTCTTTTATGGGAGATTTTTAAAATATCCAAACAAAACTAATACTCCTATAATTCAACTCTTTGGTCATTTTAATTTATATAATCCGCCCATACTCATTGCGAATCATCTTGCAGTTACCTTTGTCCCTACAGGAACTTTAGAATAAAGATCAATTACATCGGAATTCAACATGCGTATACAGCCATTAGAAACTGCTTTCCCAATAGAATCCGGCTTATTTGTTCCATGAATTCTATATAAAGAATTACCGAGATATAAGGCCCTAGCCCCAAGAGGATTATTAGGGCCTCCCTTCATAAAAACAGGTAGCCTCTTCTTCTTGCGTTGGGATGCAGTTGGAGACCAGGACGGCCATTCAGCTTTACGAGAGACCAAATAAGCTGAAGACCATTGTGCTCCTGGTCTTCCAACTGCAACTCTATACGTTTTAATATTAACATCGTTTTTATATAATGTCAAGGTTTTCTTTTGGTTAGAGATAACAATCTCATCTGCCATGGCAGGCGAAAGCATTAACAACATACTTAAGAAATATTTGATCATTTGAACACCAGCAAACCAATCACAAAGAAAATAACGAAACCAACTAAAAACTCTAACATCATTTATCTCCAATTATTTTAATTAGGTTGTTATAGAATTTTTTGACCATAAAGCCATTACTGACTATCAAAGTTAGGTTGATAAAAACCATCAAATTCGATAGAGGTGTAAAAATCAAACCTATTAACAAACCAATCAACAACACATTAAGAATTATATGATGTAACAATGTCTTAGCTTTCATTTATATTCCTTTCACTCTACGATATAATAACAATCCTCATATCGCTTGTCAACCAGAAAATAACGAGAATCTATGTCCTTTAAGATGTTTAAAATTATATCGCCTCCACGTTCACATACAATCAAAGGAGTATATGTTCTGATTGTCTCTATAGCTCCTCTGATAACATTAGGTTCATATCCCTCAACGTCCAGAGAGATCATAGACGGCTGAAGATTCAATGAATCAATTGTTACCTGCGGTAATGCTGAATTTTCAAGTTCCGCTACTTGATGCATACCAACATTTTCCATTGAATTACGTATAACGGTAACACGCGAATTATGTTCTCCAAGAGCACAATTGAACTTGACAATATTGTCTTTTTGACAATTATTAACCAAGCAATGAAAATTCAAAGGATCTGGTTCGAACGTGTAAACTAACGAAAAGATGTTTGACAGAAGACGTGGATAAAGACCACAATTACCACCTGCTTGAATCACACATCTTTGATCTCTTGTATATTTACGATAAGCTTCACTATGTTCTGGCCATTCTTTATGAGGACCGTCCCATGCTCCATTATCAGAGATAGGCCAAATCCACTTATCAACACCATCTATTAAATGATGTCTTTCATAAACGAGATCATTATACATCAATCAATCAGCAATGTCTTGCCGAAATTAGGGTCCGAGATAACTTCTCTAAGCTGTTGATACCCACCCACATATTGTTCATCGACAACGATAATGGGATATGTGCGTGCTGCCGGAAAATTGTCTTGAATATGTTCCCTAGAGAAATCAACATCTAGAATAAATTCACGATAATCAATTCCTCTATCTTCAAGTAATTCCTTAGCCAAATTGCAGAAATTACAATTTGGCTTTGTATAAACTTCAATCAAAATCAATCTCCTTTTCTAATGTTCTTTCATATTGGTTTAATCTATCTAACGAACCTTCATTTCTGAGGTTTTTAAACACCAAATTATCAAAAGCAAACTCACCATCCTTAGCGATGCCAAGAGTTCTGTTCATCCTAAGTTTATCTTTTAAAATCTTAATTTCGTCCTTACCTAATTTATTATCGATGATATGGTTAATCAGATCATCATAATATATTGTTTTTTGCTCTAAGTCAACATCTGACTCAAAATTCAACTTCAAATTAACTGGTAACTGTATCCATCTATCATTCTTTAGTGAATATGAACCTTGATTTCTCGGATAGGGTTCATTAACATCTGCCACATAAGGTTCAAGATTATATCCAGCTATTCTATAATGTTTGCTTAGAGTCCATAACTTTTTCTTGTCCATCAAATAGTCTTGAACCAAATCAAAATCACCCATCATCGTATAATCTATTACTATATGAACATCAATGTCGGAATTATTCGTGTAATTATAGTTTGCATTACCGCCAGTCATAACAATATCAATAACCCATTCGGGTTTTACTGACGCAAAACCCCGAAACATCTCAGCAAATCTAAGTAATCCATCCCGTATATTTGGCTTTAATGTCTGATCAGTCCAAAGACGTGGATTTAGTTCTTGATGATATTCGAGAAATGTCTTTTCGTTTAACACTATATGCTCCTTTCAAATATTTATAAATAAAATAAAGGAGTCAAAATTGCTAAAAAAGATTGCACTATCACTTTGTCTAATATTTCCTAATATTGCTGTTGCAGAAGAAGATGCTTCGTCAGCACTTGCGTTTATTATTAGTCAACATAAGCAAGAAACAACGGTTTTAAAAAAGGGACGCCATTCTAATACGAAGATTCCAAATACTTCGATACACAATATGGTCTCAGCATCAGCTCATCGTCATGGCGTTCCAATTAATATTGCCCATGCTATAGTCAAAGTCGAATCTAATTATAACTGTTCTGCCCGTTCAACTGCTGGTGCTGTTGGAATTATGCAGACATTACCAGCAACAGCTAGAGGAGTTGGTGTTTCTGGTTCTCTAACCAACTGCTCTACAGGCATTGAAGCTGGTATGAGATATCTGTCTCAAATTGTTAGAAAACACGGCACATCTTGTGGAGCATTGTCCTTATATGAAAGAGGTCTATATGCTCGCCCAAGATGCACCGGTTATGCGTCAAAGGTTATGCGCTTAGCATCTAGATAAACCTAACCATCCAACATTTAAACAGCGGCTGACTTTCATCTTCTTCAACAGAATCAGAGTCAGCCGTTTCCCATGGGAACACAATCCACTCATTTTCAGGAATGGTTTCACCCGCATAATCTACTCTGATAGTAGAGCTGGTCTTTTCGTATAACGTGGCTATTTGCACATTATCAAGATTAACTCCACGTTCCATCATGCTCCGCATAATATTAACAATAGTTGTTCCAGAGTCATTAATATCATCTACTAGAAGAATTTTAAAATCTGGTGATACATTAAGCGGGACATCATCATCATTCAATACTCGTAAAGGGACACCGAGCATATGGGATAGATGGACTCCAGGTATTGCTCCTCCTCGCCCAATAGCCCAAATCTCATCCGGTCGATCTATAATATCTTCAAATCTAGAAATAATGTTAAGAATATCGTCATAGGTTTTATAATTCTTAATCATGTGAACCTCTCTTCTTATTTCCAATAGTGTATTTCGAACCTAATTCCCAAGAACCTTTTTCCTTGAATGGAATGACTTTAATTGTCTTCAAGGACATCTGATCTGTAATTAGCTCTGGGTTTACTACTTTTAATAAATTCCAATCTTCTAATAGAGCAGCAATTGTATTCCGGCGCGCTTTATCTTCAGAAGTGAAGTTTGCTTCCTTACCATCTAAAAGGAATAATTCTTTAAAATGAACAAGGTAATATTTACCTTGTTTGTGCAGAATATGACATGACTGCCATAGCTTATTCTCTTTCTTTGACGTTATACCAATTCTAGTCAAAGTCTCCATGACCTTCAAAAACTGTGTGGGTTCTGAAAGTGTCACCTCAACAAATGTTTTTACTAAATCATTATTCATTAGACTCCACCTTTTCTTGTTAGTTCTTTTATTTCTTCAATTTGTTCTGGGGTTAATAGCTTTAATGCTTCTTCAGCATGTTTGTTTGAATAGTGATAATATTGTTTCACTACCTCAAGATCATCAATATTTACTGGTTTACTCCATTTTGTGAACCTCTTACCCTTTCTCACAGAATTAAAATAATAATCATATTGTAACTGATTAGGTAATCCATGATATATATTCATCTGTGTCGCATGAATGAACGTCTCAGGAAAATAGGACATGGTCCTATTTATTATAAACGGAACATAATCTGAGTCAACATCAATTCGATGTTTATCGTTTATAGAATTGACAAATTTATACGGATTGCTCATTTAAAATCACAATCCGCCATAATCTCGACCATAGCAGACGCGGTGTTGATTTCTTGATCCGCTACAAATGCTTGTTGGTATTGATATTTACCAATCGTCACAATAACCAAAGGGACAGTCTCAGGCGTAAAATGTTCATATGCATGATCATAGAACATGCGATATAAAACAGACGGATCGATGTCTGAGTGCTCTGCAATCCAGTGTCTGACAGACCTGAAATTCTTGCTTTTCATATTGTCAATCAAGGCTTTGAAGTTATCATTCGATACAAACGACAACACCGAAGAATTAATTGAACCAGATACAGAACCCCTTTGAAGCTGATTAAGGATTTTTCTAAAATCAGGAAAATCAGCTTCAATCAGCTTAGCAATCACTTGCTTTTCATAAGCAATTCCTTCTGTGTCAAGAATCTCCATTACACGCTTCATATATCCGCGTGCAACGTGTAGCTTATCTTCTTTAGTTAAAGTAAAATCAATTGACGCAAGCCTTGATTTCAAAGCATCAATGATTCTGTTTTTAAGATTGCAAGTAAAAATGAATCCACAATTTGAAGAGTATTCTTCAAGAAAGTTTCTCAAAGCAGCCATTGTGGCTTGAGTTAAATAATCCGCTTCATCAAGAATCACATATTTCTTGCCGCCCGATAACGAAACCGATGAAGCGAAATTCAGAATCTCGTTTCTTAGGGAATCGATACCACCATTCATCGAACCATTGATGACAATATAGTCACATCCTAATTCTTCAAGAAGTGCTTTAGCAATCGTTGTCTTGCCAATTCCCGGCGAACCCGCTAGAAGCAGATTGGGTATCTGCTTATTTTTCACCATTGTTTTAAAATCTGCCTTCAATGATTCTGGCAGAACAACATCATCAATCTTTCGCGGTCTATATTTTTCGACCCATAAATATTCATTCATTCTAAATCATCCTTTCAGAACTCGCTTGTGCTCTCCATTGAAACATAATACTCGATATCCGCAGATGTGAATCGCGCGATACCCTTACCTGAGATAGATACATGATAATTATCGGGGAGAATCTTTAGATTCTCCTGTTTAAATATTCCCTTGAACACCATATCGGTATCCCCCACATCCACGGAGAATGTATCGTTAACAGCTCCCCGAGAATCAATAGCAGCCACTACCACCTTCTTACCATCACCAATAAAAGCAATTTCTGGCAGACCCAAAATACCAAGAACCTTAATAACAGAAGCTAAAGTTTCGTTTGAAAGATCAAACTCAACATCAGGTTCTGGAAATTTAATCTTTGATTCTGGTGGGGTTTTGATCATTGTCACGTCAGCAAAGTGGTATTTAACCCTTTGATTCCCTTCTGTAATCTCAGCGAACTTGTCCTGAATATTAATATCAGGATCGCTGAAATTTGAAATAATTGAGATAAACTTAGACACGTCATATATTCCAAATGGCTTTGGAATAGTCTCTGAGATCGTTCCATAAGCAACCATCGACTTTGAAGGCGATATTGTCGCAATACTGTTGCCTTCCTTAAAATATAAGGACGGATTAATTCCACTAAAATTCTTAAGTATCTGTAACGTCTTCTGACCAAATTTCATATTCATACTTCCTTTCAAGCAGTTGCACTAGCACCAATACTAGCAATATCAGCTAACGATCCTCCGAAGATCATCGTTCCTGTGTGTGTCAGTTGCATCCATGGACATAACCATATTCTACAACCGATTTTCTGGATCAATTGACAGAAATGGTAATCTTCTGAAAGATACCGCCGCGTTTCTGGATCAATTGAACAATCAAAATAAGCAACAATCTCTCTGTCGCCATTAAAATGTTCTGTTCTTGCATGATCAGGTTTATAACCATATTGCGGAAAAGCACTTTTGAACTTATCAAAAACACTTCTCTTGATCATCATAAACCCTGTTCCAATCTCCAACACTTCAGCAGGCTCATCAATTCTAATTGATTGAGCACCATTCTTAGGATTGAAAACATAATCACCAACAAACTTATCTAAAATATTAGGGTCTTTATCTGCAAACCCTTTATCAACAGCGAGCTTTATTTTTTCCCAAGAAATACAATTATGAACTAAAATTCCCGAATTAACAAAGAAATTGTGTGTATCCTCGACTTCAATATCATATAGCATTGAAGTCGTCTCAATATCAATAATTTTATGAACTTTAGTTAACCCTATTTGATAATTAGTATTGTCAAATTTATGTTTTAAACAACCCCTATATTCTTCATTTAATTTATACTCCATAGTAGAACAAACATATGAATAAATCAACTTATGTAATTTATCAGTATTAAAAGAATCAAACCATAAGAAATAATAATCTTTTTCTTTCTCTTTTTGGGATTTTACTATTGATTTAATACTATACTTATCAAATAAGTATTTAGATAACAGTTCATTATCTTCTTTAGAATACTTCATAGTAAATATGCTAGCCGTAGGCTTTCTTCTATCTTCAGGTAACTTTCGGCCTTCTATCCAATCATCCCCTGGAGATACACTAGCTCGTTTAGTTTCATATGTTTGAGTATTTACCCACCAGCAAAATTCATTTTTTTCATTAATATAATCTTTTTCTGGATAATAATATCTATTACCATCATCCATATACATAAAAGCAAGTACTATAGGGTCAATTAAATCCCTATCAATAATATTTTTTAATGTCCTTTTCTTATTTTTATCATACAATAACTCTGAAATAAATTCTGTTTGTCCATTTTTAGGAACTGAAACAGAATTATTCTTTAATTCACTGTTAAGAATATTTGAAATATATTTTGAGTATTCTACTTGTAATTTAGGATGAGTTGTTTTATATCTTCCATCTAAACAATAACCATCAGACAATGATGTTCCTAAAATCACAGAAATCTGTTCTTTATTATAAATAGGACTATTAAAATAACTATCTTTAATATTTCTTTTATCAGATATAGACTGAACTATGTATTTGCCAAGCATATTTTTAGCTTCAGTATATCTGATAACCGGGTTTAATGGATCATCAACATATGCTATTTCATGATCGTCAGTACAAACAACCTTTGATCTATCACGTATAACGCCATTTCTAATAGGTGTATCAACCAACCCAATAAATTTTTTATTAGTATTTTTAGATTTCCAGTGATTTGTAACTTTTTTCCAAACAATATTACCAGATTTATCTAAACTCTTTACTTCACCTTGATATTTCTCATTAACTATAGAAGCAATTGTTTTAATGCCATCTTTAGTAAAGACCTTTGTTGTAGACGGTAAACACTTTTTCGGATAGGCACCACCAATTACATCATACTTTTCTTCACGATCTTGGAGAATCAATAACGCCATAACGTCTTGGGCATTAAATCCAATATCAGCATCAATGAACATTAAATGCGAGCAATCAGACCTCAAAAATTCATCTACACAATAATTACGTGCACGTTGAATCAACGATTCGTTATACAAATAATATAACTGAAATCCAACCCCAAGTCTAGCACAAGTTACAGCTAAATCGGCTATCGACTTCGAATAATTTCCCGTGCACATACCACCATACATTGGAGTGGCGACCATGATCTTTAACTTTTTACTTTGTAATTCTTCTACAGTAATACTAATTTCCATTTCTTCTCCATCTAATCTTACCGCAATCATATATACGATAAATACCTTGATTCAAATGCCATTGATGTTCTGATATTTCTTTAGGAATACCTAAAATTTTCTTTTGTGAAGATTGCTTTGCTCTTCTAGTATATTTATTATCATTAAGAACATATGAATAATCTGGTCCTAATATTCCATCCAATTTAAACCCATTCTTCTCATATAATTTACCTGTTGACCACCTATTATCTGACCAAGTTATAATATTTTGATGAGGTGAATTTTTAAAAAGTTTTGATGCTCCACCAATCACCTGTATGCCTCTTTTAAATGATAAACGATTAAGAACCAATTCATTACAATTTCGATGATGATTTGCATAAGTAACAATACCTACAGGTTCATCTTTATAGAATAAGCCATATGCATCTATTATAGAATGTGGAGCACCTTGAATATGTGAATCTTTTAAAAATAAAATAGCATCTGATTTACAGACTTTTTTAAATTCACATTTTCTAGCAGGAATTCTAGTGTCATATAACCCTAATGCAGATTTAATAAAATCCTTCACTTGTTCTGTTCTAAGTTTCCATTCATCTTCAAATATGGTAATTAACCTAACCCCTTGGTCCTTACATAATTGATATTTCTTATAATGATAATCATTAGGTTTAACTCGCTCAGAATGCCAATAAAGACCACAATATTCTATACCAAACTTCAATTCTGAACAATAGGCATCTATCTCATATTGTCCTAATAATGTTCTATTGCCTTTAAATTTAAAATCAGATAACGAATTAAGCCATTCTATTAATTCTTTTTCGTCTTTTGATTTAGACCCAGACCATGTAACAATGCCTTCTTTGTATTTCAAATATTTTGCTTGTCTAATCTTTTCTTGAAATTCTGGTATTTGAAATATATAATCAACACCATATTTCTTTTGATTAGTTGCTCTTAATTTATCTGAATTTACATATAAAGATCCATATTTGTTCATCTTTTCGATTTGGAGTTTTTCTTGAAATTCTGGTATTTGAAATATATAATCAACACCATATTTCTTTTGATTAGTTGCTCTTGCTTTTATTCTTTGTTCAGTCCAATTCACATTAGTTCGAATTTTCTCACTTCTGATAGGATCTTTATAAGAACATTTTTTAGAACAAATATTCTGAAATCCAGATTTAAAATTAATAAATTTTACAGGACCACTACATACTCTACATACATGAGCTGAAAGATCTTGATAATATGCTCTATATATTGCTTCAAGTAAAGAAACACTTATCCCTTCTGAATATTTCAAAATATCATATTTTTTAACAATGCAATTATTTTTAACCCACCATGAGTCTATTAAAGCTCTATTATTAATAGATTTTCTATTTTTAGTAAATAGATGTTCATCTATCCATTTACTAATTTCCAATATTCATCCCTTCTTTTATAAGTGTCATATAAGTATTCAAAAACCTTTCCTTAGCATCTTTGGGTGACAGACATTCGATTTTAAAATCCTTATACTTATCAATTGACATATGCGTCTCCCATTCATCTTCATTATTCATAATCTGTCTTTGCTCAATATTTAACATCATTAGGTCTGCCCATTTTACAGCGGGATGAAGTGGATATTGATATTCAAATCTTCTGGCCATATCAAGTTCAATTTCTTCTTCAAGTGCTTGATAATCTGGGAGGAGCATTTTCAATGGTTTAACAACGTCAAGCATTACGGACTCAGGTGAATCATGTAGCAACCCTGCTTTACGAATTTCATAATCATAACCAGCATCGGTTAATAGTTGATACACATTCACAGAGTGTTCCGCCACCGAATAAAACTCTCGACAATGACCCGAATAACGACATATTTGTGACAATGCATGAGCAACGTCTAATATATTTAGATGACTTTCACTCGGCTTCTTATAATCATAATAATTTCCCGAATAAGTAAGAATAATCGGATTCATACTATTCTATACTCCATAATGTCATATTTATTATCACATAACTCCCACCTTAACTCAGCAATACGAGAACCAGAAGCAGTGGTTTGATAACCACCTCTAATTTTATATTGAATCATATATTGTTCTAAATTATCTTCAAAAGGACATACACCAGACGAGTTAGGATACCACGTTCCGTTGACCAGTTTCACCGGCGATACATTATCTGTTTCATTTATCTTTTGCTCAAGCCGTTTCTTTTCTCGCTCTGCAAAGAAAATGATTTTATTAACGTCATATAGGTCATCTTGTCCTGACTTCTGACCTAATCGGTAACAAGCCTTGAAAATGTTACCGATTGAAAAGTTCATATTCTTTAGTTCAATTAAATCCTGAAGGTCTTTGACACCTTCTGGAATATCATAATATGTCGTCGAACCTCCATCGGAGGTATGTTTATCTCTGCTCATACATTTCCCTTATAAAAAAGTTAGCATCAATTGGAGTTCTATAATATTGATAGAACGCTGGTTTCTGTTTAATTCTGAGGATTAATCTTTCCTTAATAATAGCTAGATCTTCTTCTGTTGGATTCCAATCATTATACAGGTCGGATGGATAACTTTTATTTCCAATCTGTCTTTGAGGATCAAGATTAAACCCTCTTTGTTTCAATTCATTCTTAAGGGATTCATATCTCTTTTTTAAATATAACAATTTATCATAATGGAAATATACATGACCCTGATTAAGGATATATTTCCTTGGGATTTTTGATCTATCAAGACCCATTTTAGATTTTATGGTTCGATCTAGGGAATTATAAACCATACCCATTTCATTATATTCAGCAAGAAGATGCTGATCTGTCAATTTTACTGGGTTGATTCCACCGTTAATTCGTGTCATAATCTCACCAAAGAATTGATTGTTATATGTATATAAGTTTTATAAAAAGTCAAGAATTTTCGCGCATCTCAGGTGCGCGAAAATTCAAGTCCCCCACGAATTACCATATAATTTAATATGAAGTCTAGGTGAAAATCTATAACCTCTTTTTAGAGCTTCATTTGCCACCCATTTTTCATTTATTTCGTATGATTCTGCCGTTCCACCAACAGGCATAACATACACAGGAATTTCAATATCTACCGCTTTCACAATGTCGGCAATTTCGTCAAAATCATTCTTTCTATTTACAACGAATTTGTAATACATGTTATCAGCCCATGAAAGGTCTTCCCAAGCCCTTATAGCTTCTATATTAATCCGATCTTTAACGTCTTCACCTGAACAAGATAGTTTTACTGAACATGATATTGTGAATTCAATGTTCTGTTTGTTCTTCACATAATCAATAAGAATCTGCTCGGGACTCTGAGTTCCATTTGTTTCAAATGTGACATATTTAAGGTTCATCTTTCGATCTTTAATTTCCTTAAACAGATCGACATAACTCTTTTGCCATCTTGGCAGCAATGGTTCTCCACCTGTGATAACGAGATGGGTTTCGTTGAATTTCTTGTTCGGTAACAGTTCTTCAAATCTATCTACAACCTGTGATACAGACATCATAGGCGACATATGTTTAAACCTAACGTCCCAAGATGGATATGAATCGCAACCAGTGTGAACCAAAGGCAACTCATCATACTTTTTAAATCTATCAGGATCAATATCTAATCTTTCAGTGGATGATAGACCAGATGGCATGTTGAAACCTGAACAAGTGAAATTGCAACCAAAAACTCGTAGAAAGATAGAGGGGGTTCCGTGATATAACCCTTCTCCTTGATATGAGTAGAATATTTCTGATACTTTTAATTTTCTCATTTCAACAAATCTTACCTTATAAATCGCCCGTTCTCTCAAGTGGGTTAAAACTACTTTTCTTAGTCTCTGTTATATCATATATGTCTGGTGTTACACCATAGGTAGAAGCTATTTTTAATAAAAGATTCAAACTTTTCTGCCATCCGACAGGCAAGGTCTTCAAAGTAGACGTGCGGATAACTAAATAAGGTAATTGGTATAATGATGATTCTGGTTTATCAAATGGTGACTCTTCATCATCATACCAATCATCTAATTCTTCTTTTGTTACCATTTCAACTCCAATATGTGGAGGAGGGCAGTGGTATTGATCCACATGCGAATAAACGCACACTCTGCTTAGCAGGCAGGCCCAATCACCCGATTGGTTTACCCTCCTTTAACCACTAATGTTATGACAAGTTGCTTTATTTGTCAATAGGTTTTGGACAATAAATCCCCGGAAATGGATTAGGTTTTGTAAAAACAGGTTTTAAAATAATGCCTCTCTTTTCCAAACCCTTCTTAGAATCATAATATATAGCTAATGTTTCAGATGGTTGTGGCAAAAACTTCTTATTAACAGTTACTGTATTGAACTGAGTTTCATCTCCGTATCCAGTTCCAATATTTTGCTCAGCAAATACTTGAGCAGTCGTATCAGACGAATAAAAAACACCTCTTAAAATAGTAGGGGTATCATGCCACAATACAGTGCGTGGTATAAGTTCTGATCTGTTATCAACATCATATACCATTGCTCCGATCACCCCAATATTTGCGGAGTCACCGGATTTGTTGTGCATATTATAAGACCCATCTTTCGATGAGAAAACGAACTTCTGCGCCGTGCTGTCACTACTTAACCATCCGGGAATTGTCAATAGTTCATGTGGATTTACCACATAACCCTTATTGAAATCATTATTACCGGAAATGATATTTAAACCATCAACTGAAAATACTACCTTCAAAGGTTTAAAGAAGTTATTTCTAAAATTGATGGTATATTCAGAGCCTTTACGACCTTCAATATATGTATCGCCTTCATGTGAATATTCATCAACAGGACGATTGTTTACGGCAATCCAAAACTCATACTTAGTCTTTTTCATTACTTTCCCCTACGTTTGAGACTTCTTAGCTCCACGGCAACTGCTCTTGTAACTCGATTAGTTACTTGTTATTTATGAAATTTGTAATCCAATCACGAAAGTAATAGCCAACGAATACCCCTAAACCAAATGTTAAAATAATCATTTCTTATCCTTCCTTTACTTCTGTTAAGTCAAATGTTTCATCCCATTGATTATATTGATAATCCCATCGTCTCTTGTCATATAGTCTTATATAAAAACAATAACGCCAAATCTGCATAATCAC